CCAGCAGGAGCCGATTGACCTGAAGGGCAGGCTATATACCAGCTTCAAGACCTACAGCGGGGAACTGCCTCAGTTCAAGGAGATACGCAACTATACGGATACGGCTGACACCGGCGGGGACTACCTGTGCAGCATCAACTATGGTGTTACGTTCGCCAATGAAGCGTATGTACTGGATGTCCTGTATACCAAGGAGCCTATGGAGGTCACGGAACCGGCCACGGCTAAGATGTTACAGGCCGGAGGAGTCAATCTGGCAAGGATTGAGTCCAACAATGGTGGGCGTGGATTTGCTCGGAATGTGCGCCGTATCCTGGAGCAGGAGCTGGGCAGCAACTATACCACGATAAAGTGGTTTACCCAGACACAGAACAAGCAGGCCAGGATATATTCCAACTCAGCCTGGGTGATGCAGCATATCTATTTCCCGGAGGATTGGAAGAACCGTTGGCTTGAGTACCATAATGCAATGATAAAGTACCAACGTGAGGGCCAGAACAAGCATGATGATGCACCGGATGCCACGACAGGTATTGCTGAGAACTGCGCAAGGAAGGGTGGAATCTCAGTCTTAAAATAAAGGAGGTGGTGTGATGCCACAGGTTATGCCAATCGATGTGGTGAAGGAACTGATAAAAAGCTGTTCTGTTGGACATCGGCGTTTCATACGGGAATCCAAGGTGGCGGAACGGTATTATGAGAATAAGAATGACATCCTCTATGGCGTAAGGAAGAACCGGGATAATGACCCGTTGCGGAATGCGGACAACCGGATACCACGGAACTTCCATGGGCTATTGGTCAACCAGAAGGCGGCCTATATGTTTTCTGCCCCGCCACTATTTGATGTAGGTAATGAAAACATGAATAAACAGATTGCGGACATGCTGGGGGACAAATATGCCAAGGTATGCAAGGACCTGTGTGTCAAGGCTTCGAACTATAGGGTGGCATGGTTGCATTACTGGAAGGATGATGATGGCCAGTGGAAGTATGGGACCATAGACCCGAAGCAGATCATCCCGGTTTATTCCGCCGACCTGGACCGCCAGTTGGAGGCCGTGCTGCGGAATTATAAGACAAGGGATGCCGTGGATGGGAAGGTCATCTATGTATGGGAATACTGGACGGCAGAAAAATGCCATGTGTACAGGAAGAAGGGCAGTTCCATCTCAGAGTTGGGGCTGGAGGCCTATAACATGTATGAGATGGCCGATTCCACGGATGGAGGTGTCCAGATGACCAATGAGTTTGAGCACGGCTTCGGGGAGGTCCCATTCATCCCGTTCTACAATAACAATATCCCCACGGATGACCTGGTCAATGTGAAGCCGTTGATAGATGCCTATGACAAGGTATTCAGCGGTTTCCTGAATGACTTGGAGGACATACAGGAAATCATCTTCATACTGACCAATTATGGCGGTGAGGATTTGAAGACCTTTGTAAATGAACTGAAGCAGTATAAGGCAATCAAGGTGGAGACCGACGGAACCGGGGGTGGAGGTGGAGTGGAGGCGCTGACCATCAGCATCCCGATTGAGGCCAGGGAGAAGTTCCTGGAGATAACCAGGAAGGCAATCTTTGAGCAGGGACAGGGAGTGGACCCGGACCCGCAGAAGTTCGGCAATTCATCCGGCGAGGCACTGAAGTACCTGTATTCTCTCCTGGAGTTGAAGGCAGGGCTGATGGAGACTGAGTTCAAGCTGGGTTTCGGCCGGCTGGTGCGCGCAATCTGCCATCATCTGGGTTCTGAGTGTAAACAGATTACCCAGACCTGGACCAGGACGGCCATCCGGAGTGAATCAGAACTGGCCGACATCGCCACAAAAAGCGTGGGCGTCATTTCACACAAGACCATCCTCAAGAACCACCCGTGGGTGGAGAATGCGGAGGAGGAAGAGAAACAGTTGAAAAAGGAAGAAGAGGAAGAGGCCCAGAAGGTGGATGTCTACCAGCAAGCATTTGGGCAGAAGGGAAAACCTCCACAAAAGGAAGAGGGTGAAGCAATTGACGATACGGGTGTATGAGCCCACGCATCCCCCATTAAGAATGTCAGATTTAGCCAAGCGCAAGAGGGTTGTTTTAGAACGCAAAGCCGTTGACAAAATTCTGATTGATGAAGATCAGGGAATTGTGTTTATGTACAAGGACGGGAACGAAGAACCGGAAGCGTTTAAACATTCAGGTTACAGACTTGAAATACTTGAGGGTGATCCAAACGATGGGATTACTGATGGACTCACCCTCAAATACTAAAGGTTATTTAATTTGCGGAACATGGGACATTCTGATGTTCTGGTGCAGCAATCATCTCCACAGGAACAGTCATCAATCATAAAACTACCAGGCGAATGTTTTTCCCCAAGAACAGGCACATCCATAGCATGGTATTCTATTGAGACGGTCTGGGAAACAATTTCGCAGTAATCTTCTGTGCACATAAGTGTAACTCCTTTCTCTCGGATTCAGCCCTGGCAGGGGCCTGTAAGTACATTATAACCAGGAGGAGAATGAAAAGCAACGAAGGGAGGTGGGTCCCGCGGCAAAGAATAAGGACTATTGGGGGAAACGCATGGCTGCCCTGGAGGATGACCAGTACCAGCGCGGTGCTGCTTACTACAAGGATGTCCAGAGGCAATACATGCGGGCGACCAACAGCATACAGATGGACGTTATGCGGTGGTATCAGCGCCTGGCCGACAATAATGGGGTCAGCTATGCCGGGGCCAAGAAGCTGCTTAAAAAGGATGAACTGGAAGAGTTTAAATGGACGGTCGAGGATTACATAAAGGCCGGCAAGGAAAATGCCGTGGACCAGCGCTGGATGAAGGAACTGGAGAATGCATCCGCCCGGCACCACATCTCATACCTGGAGGCCATGAAGCTCCAGATGCAGCAGCATGCGGAACTGCTGTCAACGGAGTTTGATGGAGGCATGACGGATTATCTGCATGAAGCCTATAGGGAACAGTATTACCGGACCGCTTTTGAGGTGGCAAAGGGAACCGGGGTGGGTACCAACCTTGCACGGCTGGATGACCGGAGGATGGATGCCATCATCAGGCATCCCTGGGCACAGGATGGGGAAAACTTCTCAAGCCGTATCTGGACCAATAAGGATAAGCTGGTCAGGAACCTGCATACCGAACTGACCCAGAACATCATCCGTGGTGAGTCACCTCAGAAGGCCATAGACAGCCTGTTGAGGACCATGGAGGTCAGCCGGGGCCAGGCCGGGCGTCTCATCATGACCGAGTCAGCAGCCATCTCTTCGGCGGCCCAGAGGGACTGCCTGAAGGGGCTGGGGGTGGGGAAGTATGAAATCCTGGCCACGTTGGATGGTCAGACTTCTGAGATATGCAGGGATATGGACGGCAAGGTCTTTGACATGAAGGATTATGAAGTCGGGACTACGGCGCCGCCCTTCCACCCAAACTGCAGGTCCACTACGGTGCCGTATTTTGACGACGAATTTACGGAGGGTGAGATGAGAGCCGCCAGAGACAGTAGTGGGAAAACATATTATGTTCCCTCTGACATGAAGAATAGGGAATGGGAAAAACAGTTCGTGGTTGAAAAGACATATAATTCTGATATAATAAAAGAAAAGGGAACCATATATGGAGGCATACCCAAAAATTGGAAGCGGATACATGAGGATGAAGTCCCTCTTAACAGTGTTAATCCGAATTTTAAACATTATGTAAAGAACGGATACAGCGAAAACTGCACAAACTGTGTTTCTGCCTATGAAATGCGGAGGAGAGGGTATAATGTAACTGCAAAGCCAATTAAGGGAAATCATTATTTACAGAGACATCCAGAGGAAGCCTGGATAAATCCGGAAGTACGAGAAACCGCGGAAAGTGGATTAAATGATATTAAAAGAACATTGAGGGAATGGCAGGATGGAGCAAGGGCAGAGGTATCAGTTAGATGGAAAAATAGTGCTAACGGTCATGTCTTTGTCGCGGAGATGAGGGATAAGGAAGTCCATTTTTATGATGTACAATCAGGCAAAGAATTTTCAAGCGAGATTTTTGATTATGTGCAAGAGGGAAAAACGAAGTTTTGGAGAATTGATAATATTGAGCCCTCAGATAGAGGCATAACTGCTTGTGAGGCGGGTGAT